ATAAACAATCTGACCTGCATCATAATTTAAACCTAAATTATCTCCTGTAGTTGTAAATACAAAGTCTTCAACTAAACAAGGTATTGCTTTAACAGTACCATCGTACATAAAAAATCCACCTTCACCGGACATCCAAAAGACAACACCGTTAGAATACGTCAGTGCATGTTGACCAATCAATCCACAGTTGGTACCAACTTGTTTAACTGAAAATGTAAACGGTGGACCAACGAATTGAATTACATAAGCAGAACTATCGGTTAATACTAAAGTATAATCTTTACCTGATACTGCTCCTACAATTTCATTTCCTTTATCAACTCTAAATGTTCCAGCAGTATTTGTTGCAGTTGGAGCATACGTATTAAAGTCTTCTTGATTAGAAAATCTTATAAACATTGGATCTTGTGTTGATGGATCACCAATAGTTGTCTCTGTTCCAAAATGAAATACATGTCTATCTCTATCCGATACTTGAGTTAATCTCGATGCAGTAGGTGCACCCGTCATAACCGTTGCTCTAATTCCTCTTGCACCTGATGCTCCTGCATCCCAAGTGAATGTTTTACCATTGTGAATTGTTGCAACTAATATTTGACCGAAGTTATCTAAACTCCAGAAGCCTGGATCCAGGACCACGTTACTTGTTGAACGCTCCGTGCCCCATGTTGATGTGCTCCAAGTATCAGTGCCCCATCCATAACCTGCTGTTTGAAATGTTGGACCAACAACTAGATAAGGATCAATTTCTGCTGATCCAGTTCCAGAAGTTGTACCTGCTGAATTAGATGGCATAGTAATTTCAAAAGTATTTGCGGTTGAATTTAGTACTTCAAAAATATTGTCTGTAAAATCTCCTGATGCATATCCCGATCCAGTTGGAACGGTAACACTGGAAAAAGTTACATATCGTCCATCGGATAAACCATGTGAAGTTTTATTAACTGTAACGGTTGGTGAACCGGTTGTTGCATCAAAGTCAGCTCCAGTAATTGCTGTATCTAAAGGTGTGATGTCATAAAAGTCTTCACCATAATATAAAAACAAACCTTGTGATGTACCGATTGCGGTATATTTTTCACCATTTAACGATGTCCATGCATGCTGCGCTCTTGCTACACCTGGTAAAGTTTTATATTGTACAGTTAATTGATTCCAACCCCCTATTTTTTCAGGTAGTCCATATCGAAATCGAACAAAATCGCCATCGACCCATTGAGACTCGGCTCCAGAATCCGTGACCATCTTGTTAAAACCGGGCTTGAAATTTAATTTTTGTAGCATATAGTATACTATATAATAGTAAAATAAATTAATAAAGATATAATTATATGATAGACTTTATAGAAAAAAACCCCATATTTTCGCATTCCCATTCTTTAGCTATAACTTATCCCAGAACAGTATTAATTACTCATGGTAATTATCCTTATGTAGAAAGCATTCATAATTTATTAATTGAAGTTAAAAATAATATAAGTGAAAAAGATTCCTATGCTAGTAATGTAAAAGGAGGTAAAACTTCTTGGAATCATTTTCTTAATAATGAAGATATTACTGACTTTATAAATTATTGTATAAATAAACATGTTTTAAGTAATCCTCCTTTATTTAGATTTTTTTATGAAAGAAAAACCATTATAAATGCCTGGGGAAATGAACTTAAAAAAGGAGATTATGTAGTTCAACATCTTCACCATGATTGGCATTGTATTCTTTATTTAACAGAAGGAGAACCCTTACTGTTACCAGAACTTAATATTAAAATAATACCTAAACCTGGTGATTATTATTTTTTTCCTCCTTTCATAGAACATGGAGTTGAAGAATGTAAAAGTGATAAAAATAGATATAATGTAGTTTTAAATATAAGTGAAAAACAAAATTGGGAAAAAGAAAAATATCTTTACCAGAAAAATAATAAAAAATGATAATTGCAGGTATTTCAAAAAATAATCATGATGATTCTGTTTGTGCTTATTTAGATGGCGAAATTAAATATGCTAAATATGAAAGAGAGTCAAATGTAAAATCTGACATTGCTCCTGATTGGTGGTTTTATGAAAAAATAAAAAGTTGGGGTGTAAAACTAGAAGAAGTATCTTTATTTGTAGAAACTGATAGAGGTAATTTTTATGATAATGTTGATAGACTTCCTTTAAATGCATGTACTTTTTTAGAAAATTCTTATTTAAAAACAATAATATTAGATCATCATTTTGCACATCTTTTTTCTAATCCCAGATATGTACCAGGTGAAACACCTGGTATAGTAGTTGATGGTATGGGTTCAGGAGGAAACAGAAGTTTAATTGATGATTGTTTTTATCCTTTAAGATCAAATGCTATCACTCCTGGAAATATTTATACACAAATTGCTGATACAATGAAAATATCAGATACATCAGGTAATGATTTTCAGGATATGGCCGGTAAAGTAATGGGTTTAGTAAATTATGGAAAAATAAATAAACAAAATTTAGATAGACTTACGCAAATACATATTAGAGAAGTTCATGACCAAATTATTCCACAAAATTATTTTGGAAAAAATGATCAAAAATGGCAAGATTTTATAAAAAATGTAGATGAAGTTTGTTATAGGGTTCTTAAACACAATTTTGATCATTTAAAAATACCTGAAAATAAAGGAAAAGATATTATCTATTCAGGAGGAGTGGCTTTAAATGTAGAATGGAACAGAAGATTAAAAGAAGAAGAAGGATATTCTTTGGATATAGATCCAGCTGTAAATGATAGTGGTTTATCTGTGGGTTTAGTTAATTATGGTTTATATAGAAATAATATTAAAGTTCCTAAAATAAAAAATTTTCCTTACATAGAAGATGATGAAGCTCCTCTAAAAAATCCATCTACTGAAACTATAAATAAAGTTGCTGATTTACTATCGCAAAATAAAATTGTAGGTTGGTATCAAGGTCATGGAGAATATGGACCAAGAGCATTGGGAAATCGTTCTATTTTAATGAATCCTTCTATACAAAATGGAAAAAACATTTTAAATGAAAAAGTTAAACATAGAGAATGGTGGAGACCATATGGTGCTGTAATTAAAGAAGAAAATGCATTAGATTATTTTGATATAGGTTATTCTCCTTATATGTTATTTACAAGTAAAGTACTTAAAAATACAATTCCTGCTGTAACTCATGTAGATAATACATGTAGACATCAAACGGTTAATTCATCTCAAAATTTATATCTTTATAAGTTATTGGATGCTTTTGAAAAAAAGACAGGTCTACCAATACTATTAAATACATCTTTAAATGAAGGTGGAAAACCCATATGTTCAAAAATAGAACAAGCAAAAAAAGTATTAAAAAATACGGAGTTAGATTATTTATGTGTAGGAGATGAAATTATTCATGATTAAAGACAAGTTAGTTAATATTGATAATTTTATTGGAATATATGATAATTATATTACCAAAGAAGAATGTGATAAAGCAATTAAAATTTTTGAAGATCAAGATAAATTTAATCAAACTCTAAACAGGTTGGCTTTTGAAAAAGCAGCTATTACTCAAAAACAAGATCAACAATTTTTTGCAATTGGAAATAATATAACTGTTTGGCACAATGATTTAAAAGTAATGTTGATGAATTTTGATTTAGCATGGAATCATTATTTAAAAAACACAGGTGCAGATACTGCTTATGACATGGGACCTTTTGCATTTACTGATATAAAAATACAAAAAACTTTACCCACAGAAGGTTATCACGTTTGGCATATAGAACATAGTGCTGATAGATCATCATCAAGAAGAGCTTTTGTTTTTTCTATATATCTTAATGATGTAGAAGAAGGTGGAGAAACTGAATTTTTACATTTTTCAAAAAGAGTAAAACCTAAGACAGGTCGAATTGTTATTTGGCCAGCTGCCTTTCCTTATTTACATAGAGGTAATCCACCTTTATCAGGTAAAAAATATATTATTACTTCTTGGATGATATTAGTGTAAAAAATTTTATATTACTTAAGTTTTTATAATATAAATTAATGTTAGATAAGGTTGAACAACAGAAGTTGCATCACCTGTAAAATTAGCACTTAAATTATGAGAATGTCCCTGACTTTGTCCTGTTGAACCAGTAGCATCAGTGTTTCTTAGTCTAATTACTTCACTAGCCATAATAGTATTACCATTTCCTGCTCCTGAACTGTGTGAGTGAGAGGCTAATTGTGCTGTTGATAAAGTTGCATTCGCTGTTGAACCTGCTACGTTTCCAGTTTTAGTAACTGTGTTTGCACCACCAGTTGAGGCTAAATTTTTAGTTCCAGATTTTCCAACAGGAACATTGTCTTGAAAATCAGGCACATTAAAAGTTGTCGAGCCATCACCTGATCCATAAGTTACACCTATAATTGCAAATAATGTTGCATATGTTGATCTTGAAACTGCAGAACCATTACATTCTAAAAAACCAGATGGTGCAGAAGAATCTGACCACGGCACAATTGTACCCGTAGGAATTAATTCAAGACCTGTAATATTAGATCCATCATAATCATATTTAGTTGCTTCATAGTTAGACATAATTTTATTTTAAACCTTTATCCTAAAAAGCATACTTTTATAAAAATATTAAGTTGCTGAATAAGAAGTAGGTCTAGCTCCTAATCTTGTAATTTTTTCTTCTTCGGTTTCAGTGATAACACCATTTTCATTTGTAATATTATCATTATCCCAATTTGATTGTAGCTTAGCTAAATGTGCAGCTTCCCATCTTGAAATAAATTGTTGTCTAAAATCACCTAAACCTGCAGCAGTCCAAGTTTTATGAGGAGTTTCATCTCTATGTTCTATTGTATCATTATAGTCATGATCATCATCTTTATATTGAATTGCCCAAATATTAGACCATTTTGGATCATTCCAAAAAGTATCATCATTTATAATATAAGGACCTACGTCGTTTCCTGTTTGTTTAATGATTACTTTATCATCAAATACCACTGTCCATTTTGCATTAGTTGCCATATTTATTTTCTCCTAAGTTTTTATTATATATATTATTGTTAAATAAGGTTGAACAACAGAAGTTGCATCACCCACAAAGTTTGCACTCATATTGTGTGCATGTCCCTGACTTTGTCCTGCTGCACCAGTAGCATCAGTGTTTCTGGCTCTAATAACCTCAGTAGCCATACCTGTATTACCATTTCCTCCACCACTACTGTGTGAGTGAGAAGCAAGTTGAGCGGTTGTTAAAGTTGCATTCGCTGTTGAGCCTGCTACGCTTCCAGTTGCAGTTACAGTGTTTGCTCCACCAGTTGAAGCCAGGTTTTTGGTTCCCGATTTTCCAACTGCTACGTTATCTTGTAAGTCTGGTACATTGAAAGTTGTTGAACCATCACCTGATCCATAAGTTACACCTATGATTGCAAATAACGCTGCATATGTTGATCTTGAAACTGCAGAACCATTACATTCTAAAAAACCAGATGGTACAGAAGAATCTGACCACGGTACAATCGTTGCTGTTGGAATACCTTCAATACCTGAGAGACTAGCTCCATCAAAATCATACCTAGTAGCTTCATAATTAGCCATGGTTTATTTCTCCTTATATGTCCAACCAGTAGTAGCGTCTCCAGAATATACTAAACTAAAACCAGCACCTTGAGTATTAACAACTAGGTCGGCTGCACTGTTTGCTATGTTGGATCCATTTCTTCCAATAGTCAATGCGTTGACATTAAAATCATATCCTTGGTCAATAACAGATACTTCTTGCCCTGCACTTGGTGATGCAGGTAAAGTTAAAGTAAATGCTCCACCATTTGTATTTGCTAAAATTTGTGCACCAGGTTGAACTGTTTCAGCAGCAGTAACTGCTCTCCATACTCTTTCTTCAGAAGCTTTTTCAATATTAGTACCATCTGAATATAAAACATATTTATGACCTTCACATAATGCAACACCTGTACCTGAACTAGTTTTGAAAGTTAAAGTGAAACCTGCATGGTCACAACCATCATGAATGATGTAAGTTTTTTCAACTGAATCAGGAATAGTAACATTCAAATTACCTTCAAGAGTTCCTGTTAATTTAATAACTTCATTTTTACCATTTGATAAAGCACCATTTGTAAAAGTTAAAGCTCTACTAGCATTAGTTACGTTGAACGCATCATAACCACCAATAGCTTGTTCAAGAATTAATAAATTTGTATTTGTAATCTGTCCCCAAGTTCCTGAGTTTTCACCAGTTGCTTGTACAGTTAATTTTAAATTAGCTGATGTTGAGTTTGCCATATTTTAAATTCTCCAATTAATCTATTTTTATAAATTTTGACGAATAATGTCAATCTATAATTTTTAAGCAGCGGTGTCAACTTCTGTCCAAGTAGGCGCTGTACCTGTATTTACTTGGTTCCATATTAGAGTTCTATTCGTTCCTTCAGCCATTGTCAAGCCAAAACCTGTTAGAGATACATTAGCAAAACCTTTAGCTGTAATAGTGCCTATATTAGCAGACATTGATATTCCAGTCAAATCTACAAGAGTTACGGCATCTAAAGTACCTACTCCAAGACCGGCTGCAAAACCTTCTCCAACAACGGTTACATTCGCCTCTCCAATAACTACTGTTCCAACAGCAAGAGAAGCATCAAATCCAATACCTGTGACTTCTGCATCTGGAGCCGGATCCACGATTCCTTCTGCAGCTGTCATTGCTTCACCGGTTACATCTGTATTTGCTGTTCCTGTAATGCTGTAAGCATTTTGTGTTTCATTAAATATTTGTGTTGAACCATTTGCACCATCAAAATGAAGTAAAGAAATGGTATTTCCATCTACCGTAAATGGTGAAGTAGGAGGTGTAAAGAGACCTGTATATCTTGCAA